TCTGTATTTGAAAATTCCGGAATAACGTCGGCACTTGTTAAACTACCTTTCGTAAAATTAATATATAATGCGATTAACATAGCCTCTTTAATATTTACAATACCATCACCATTACCGCCGCCTGCCAATACTTCTGCATTAGCTACTGCACCAAGAGCAACGGCTCTTAAAGGTACAACAGAAGTATCACCAATACCAGATCGTTGAATTGAACCACCAGTTCGTGGGTCAATTTGTAAACCATTTACACCTTTATAAATTTCCCACAATTTGTTTCACCTTCCTTTCAAAAGCTCTTATGTGCTTACCAGTTTTTTTGTTAAATCCTACAGTTATGGGTACTGAAATTTGTTTTCTTGCTTTGCCTATTTTATCAATCATTTCTTGCCAAGAATAAGATAACTCTTGATCTTGTTTTTCTTTTTTAACTCTTTCAGTATATTGTATTTCTTTAAATTGTTTTAACCAACGATTCTGCAAATCCTCTTTCGATAATCTACCACCTAAAGAAGTATCATATTTCTTTAACCAATCAACAATACCAGTAGTAATGAATGTTCCTTTATTAGGAGCAGACATTTGCCAATGCATTAAATCTTGAGAGGGAATAACACCTTTATGTTTAAGTCTATAAACTTCCCATTGACCATCATCATTATTCCATAACAATTCTAAAGCTGAATCTAGCTGTCGCAGTGCAGCGGCTACATCATCAGGAGGATATATTCCCTTTTCTGAATCGAGAATATACCTCATTGCCTCTGTTTTAATCATTTTGAGACAATGTCTCCTTATCCTTTACCATTTGTAAACAATGGACGATCAGTATGACAACCACTGCCAACAGTTGTAATAGGAACATAATCCATTTCAAGATTTAAAAGATGAGCAAAAGTACCAGCATCAATAATATCAGCTTCAATACTTAAAGATAAAGCTGCACCATCTTCAACATCTTTACGAGTTAAACCTAATCGTTTCTTAATACCACGCGAAGTCCATTCATTACCGTTAGCAATAGTAATTAAAGATTCGCCAAAAACAGTATCTAAAGCAACATCACCTGCAGAAAATACAGCACCTTTCTTAATAACTTTATGAAGTAAAATCCAAGTTACACCAACTCCTGCGCCAGCAGTGCCTGGACCTGACCAATTAATTCTAAAACCTACAGGATAATTAGGGTCAACATCGTAAGGTAAATCAACTTCACCAAGCATAATGTCGCCAGCAGCAGAAAATTTAGCGGCAACAATTCCTAAAGTAGAAATTTCACCTAAAACTACACCTGAATCAGTAGGACTTTGAATTATCCCGCCTTCTGCAAATGCTTCCGAACCAGCACCAGCAGTAAGAGCAGCAGAAATTAAACCTTTTAATTCCCAATAAGACCATACTTTTCGTTTTCTAATCCAATCTATAGCTTGATCCTGTAGCATTACACACTAGCCTCCACTGTTAAAGCAGAAGTTAGATCGTCAAGACGTACATTTTTGGTTAAATTATTACAACCTAATTGAATGTCACGATGAAGAGTAAATTCATAAGCATCACGATCAGAGATTCTACTTAAAACAGAACCATCATCATCCATCAATTCATAACCAGATTGACTTAAAAGCATTAAAGTTTCCATATCAAGGAACCAAATAATATCTCTTGGTGCATCCCTATCATACATTAACGGACGATTGTTAAACATTAATGCAATCCAGCCACCTTCTAATTTTTCTTTAAAATCATTAAATCTACGATCTCCAATATGAAGTAAACCAAATGTTGCCCACAATCCTGGATTAGTATACATTTCAATAGATTGTTCAGACGCACCACCTACAGTTATTGCAGTAAGAAAAGCCTGTTCCATTAATGATACAGTTAATGGACGATTGGTACCAGCACCATCAGGATTTTGCAATACTTGTGAACGCATAATCGCAATAGCTGTGCGATCAAGTCCACCATAAGTAAGAGAACCACTTAATTCTTCATTCGCATTGGTAGCTTGAGTTAAACCAGAACCTAAACCTTCATCAGCACCTACAGCACCATCGTCAACAGTTGCAGGAATACCATACATTTCTTGTGCTCGTGAAGTTTTTTCACTGGTTAAAGTTTCACCACCACCGAAATACATAGCATCAACGCCATTGGTTAAAGTTCCGCCAGAAACAGCAGCGAGAATTACAGTATGTTTAAAAGTAGATGCCACACCAGCAGCATCAACATCACGATTAATAGCAGTAATAGTAGTTCCAGTTGTGGGTAAAAATGTTGCAGTGCCATCTAATTTAGCAAAATGTACGCGATCACCTACACGCGCACCAAAAATCGCATGAGAATTAACTTCAATAGAAACAGTTGTTGCAACAGTAGAACCAGCAGTAGTCCCTAAAGCCAAAGTAGCTGCACGACCATTACCATTAGACCAAAGTTGACGGTTTAAATCTTCTGGTAACCTCCTACTAAGACCCTTCATTTCTATGTCTAATGCCTTAGCAAATGCACCAGTCGAAGATTTGGATGCTCGCATTACAGGACCAGTTACAGAACCTCGTCCATAATGTAATGCCATCTTAAATGTTAAATTATCATAAGACTGAACACCGTGAGCAGGCAATGACGGACCTAATGCAGCAGTATCTTTACGAGAACCAACTCCAGGATTCCGTGCTGTAATTAAAGGTAAATATGCGAAATTACCATCAACATCTTCACTATTTTTTTGTAAACGATCCAGCAAAACAGTTTGCCTATAAACTTGATCATTTAAAGGACCAAGATAATAGGTTTTCATTGCATCCGCAAATTCGGTTGAACTCAGTGCCATTTTTTAGATTCCTTCGGCTTTCGCCTTTTCTAACCAACTTTCCAAAGCTCTTCGAGATACACCTTTTTGTAAATCTTCTGCTTTATATATTTTTTCAGTATCAAGTGAAGGCATACCACCAGTTCTCATTGAGCCACTCATAGCTGCCCTAACCTTACCATTTGCATTTTTTTCTTGTTCAATAAAACCTTTAACCATTTCCATATAATCTGTTAATTCTTCTTTATATACTTGTTTTAAATCTAATCTAGGATTAATATTTACACGAGCGAGAGCTAAAGCATTAATTTTTGCAGCAATTTTAGGATTAGTTTTTGTCGTCTCATTTTGTTGACTAGCATCCCATAATACACGATTAATAACAGCTAATTCACCATCACGCTTTTTCTCATCTCTTAATTCATTTAATTCTCTTTCTACACGAGCTAATTTAGTATCAGTATCTTCTTCAATTGGATCAGTCTTTTCTTCTTTTACAGGTTCATTTGCTTCTTTTAATTTCTGTAATCCATATTGTGCGAGTCTGTAAGCTTCATCGGGTTTTACATGCTGCACAGAACCATCTGGTAAATGAATAGGAATAAACTCTTCTTTCTTTACTTCTTTTTTATCATCTGTAACTTTATCTACTGACTGCTCCGGCTTTGAGTCTGTTGCCGGTTTGTCCGTCGTTACTGGTTTGACTTCTGGTTCCATCTGTTGGTCCTAGCTTAGAAGCCATATACACTTGGGGGAAAATTGTTTCATCCACCTGCAATTGCATATGTTGTACTAAATGTTCCAAAATTTTATTTTTAATTTGTTGATCTATTTTATCCCATTTACTTGATGCAATACATTTTTTAATACTGTCAATATGTACTGTATGATTTTGACCAATATGTGCTTGAACAGGTTGTCCCTGCATCATCATTTGGATTTCTTTGAATTGCCTTACTCTATCTATTGAATTACGATCATAGACACTTAATATATCAGCCGCCCCTATAATCTGTAATAATTCTTCTCTATGCACTTGAGGATTTAATAACCCCAATTCAAGTAAAGTTCGAGTTAATCCTTCCCGACCGGAACGTGACATTGCTTGACGACCATAAGTTTTTACTCTTACTTTCCAATAATTAGCTTTATGTGCTTTACCTTTTAAATTATCACTATTAAAAGTTATAACTTCTAATTCATTAAATTCACCAGTTACTTCTATTTGTCTTTCTTCTGTAATATGCTGTGCCAAAGTTTGTAAGGCTAGACGGCCAGTACGAATTAAAGATTCATCAAACCATAGAAGTGTCGGTCCCAAAACAGAATCATCAGCATCCTGTAACGCTAATACTGCCCGTCCAGACCTTACGCCCGGCTCTGCTTTCGCCTCACTAACATCATGTGTACTAGCTGTATCTTGCATATCTAATCGTGTACGATCAAGCATACGATCTACATATGCAGGAATAGGTTTCAAATTTACTTGTTCTGGCTTATGGGGATAATTATAATTCATCACTCCACCAGGACGATTAGTAAATTGTTTTATTCCAGAAGCTCTCGGATTTAACCATTGGAGATTACTCATCTGGTTAATTTGTTCCATTACACCAGATGATACTCTATTATATCTAGCTTGATTTGGTCTTATTTGTTCTGCTGCACAAGTTCCCCAAACCGATGCAGGATCATATATTTCAACAAAATGAGCATAAGGTAATTCTTTATGATCATATAAATGTTCTTTTGGAGCTACAACAATTTCAGTACCAGCTACTAGACAATATAATCCTTCTTTGAATTTCTTAGTTTTCTTAACAAAAAGTTCGTGAACCAAAACACCATTCTTTTTAATTCTACCACTAGACTGCCCATATATAAATGGATATAGAAATAATTCTTGTTCTTCTGTTTCTGGTATATCTTTAACTTTATTTCCAAATTTATCTACTAACCAATCTTTAGAACGGATTTGAGATTCAATAATCCATTGACTATCTTCCATTACTGATACTGAATCATCAAATGTAATATTAAAGGGCGGTACTACATCGACAAATAATTCTCCCGCATTAACTTTCAAAGTTTCAGGAATTACAGATAATCCTTGGTATTCTAAAAATTCTCTAAGTAAATCCTCTTGTACATTCTTAGGATTAACTTCCATCTCGTCACCAGCGTCGGCATCCCATCCAACCTTTAAAAATGCCGATGCACACGTCGATTGCCAGAATAACAATCGAATTAATTTCTGATTTAAGTCTACTCTTTGCCACACATCTTGCAAAACTTTAGTCTGTGTTTCAGCAATGTGTATATCTTCTTCATCAGATGTAGCAGGAATCACATCCCAAACAGGGTGGATATATGACATCTGAGCAACAATACGCCGAACAACCGGGAGCATAAGATTAGAGATTAATCTTACTTTCCACGGTTGTTGGGCGTTTGTTGTTTTAAACTTTTTATCTATTCTATCAAAATCGACATTCTGATAACCTCTAGTCCATGCAAGATTTAACATCCAAGACCTATGAAGGTCTTGCATATTGTCTCGATGCTTTTTGAATCGGTCATTGATAAAATCAACAACTGATTCTTTCTTGCCTTTTTTAACGTCGTAGAGGTTTGCCATCAGCGATGTCGTCTACCAGTTTCAGGTTTTTTCCGAACAACACTAGTTCTTAAATCGAATCTTACAATGTAAGCTACAGTATATAAATGCCAAGATATTAATGGTTTCTTTTTAGATTTCATACCAATCATCACTAAGAAGATCAGTCTGACTTGCTAACCAAGGAACTAAATGACCTTCAACAGTGGTAATATAAATATAAGGTAAAGTCATTTTACTATATTCGTCAGGAATTTGTAAAGTTAATTTTTGATTGGGACCATTCCATCCTATTCTAGCAACAGAACTTCCATTTTTTAATGCGACTAACGCTTCACCAAAAGTCATATTATCCATTAGAGTTGTCCACCTCTTAAGTCAAACATTTCTTCTTCTGCATTTACTTCCTCTTTTTTACTTTCGCTAAAAGGAAATCCCAATAACGGTTGTTCAGGTACTCTCTGATTGCCGCAGGCATTCTGATTAAACATTTGGACACATAAGTTAGAATAAGCATCGACAAGTCCTTTCATATCAGAATAACATTCTTGAATATTATTTTTTCTATTGGGATACACACCAAGAATATACCCTATGATTAAACAAACTAAACTAATTATTTGTTGTTCCATGATTCTTCTGCCGCTTTTTTTGCAAATACCTTAAAAAAATTCCACTGCCTATTGCGACTGTAACAGCTAGAATTTCTTGCCAATCTACAATCTTAATAATATTAACAGTTGGTCCTTCTATAAAAGGCTCTGGTGCTCTCTTAATAGCATCTTCTGTTTGTTTATTTGTAATGGATGCAAATTTTTGTAAGTCCTTTTCACCAATCAATGAAAATTGACATCCACCAATAAAGATCAACGATAAAATTAATTTATTTTTTATAACCATTTAATCTCTTTTATCAATTGGGAGTTTCTGTAACAGGAGGAGGAGGCGGACCTTCTAAAAACCATTCTACCAATGCAGGTACATCTGTATTACTCTTAGCAACATCACTATCTGCATCACCAGAAGTTTTGGCGGCACGATGAAAAAATGCCCATTCAGTACTAAATTTAAATCCTACATCGCCTTGATTCTGTAGTGTAGTTGTGCAACCAGTAATGATAGACAACCCAAACAATGCTAGAAATATCCAAATTAAATTTTTTAAGAAGCAAGTTCCGATGCTAAGCATAATTTTTCTCCTTCATAATTCTTTTCAAACTCATCTTCAACGCGACGCTTCAAAGCGTCTCTTACATTGAATGATCTATTGCCTACATGTCCAACTATACATCCACAGTGAATATATAGTTTATATCCGCATCTAATTGCTCGTCTACTGAAAGTAATATCCTCTCCAAGCATCATACTACCAATGTGTGCTTGTTGTCCAAATATTACTGCTTCTTCTAAAATTTCAGAAAAATCCTCATATTTCAGAGCTTCTGTATAAGTGTCAAATTTATTTCTTTTTTTATTTAATTTCTCCATCCACTCATCGTGTTTCAGTTTCAGTTCTTGTTCAAAAGTATTGCGCTCATCTCTATCAGTTGTAAACCAAATAGGACCATCTTCTGTCATTTCGCAAACATCTTCCAATACTTCTCGTTTAATCAATGTAAAAGCCATGCCAACATGTTTAGTTTCTTTAATCTGCTCTTCTTGAATATATTTAATTATATCTTCACTACTGTCACCATGGAAAGAATTTACCAACCTATAAGGCGGCATACGCATCGTAACAAACGCCGAAATAACTGGCTTATCTGCTTCAATTAATTTAATCACATGATCTAAACTATAATTACTCATGTCATCATCAATAAACAATAAATGAGTAAATTTTGGATTATATTCATAAGCCTTTCTAACCATCTCATTACGAGCTTGAGGCAGTAATGAAATTCTGGTAGTGATATATGCACCAATAGAATTGGTCATTAACAATTTTATTAGTGCATCCATACACTCAGAAGCCATATGTATAGAACATACAGCTAAGACTATATCTATATTCTTACCGTTATCTATATTACCATTCTGTTCCGAGATATTCATGTTCTAATTCTCGTTCTTTTTTCTTTGCTATTTTCTCAGCAAAGGTTAATGGCTGCTCTACATCCTCATACATTGGTAATCTAAATCGGTCATCCCATCTAGGTTTTTCTCTAGCTATATATCGCCAGCAATCCATTAAATGATTTTTTTGTCGTATGGGATCTTCAATAGGGGCATTTTGATTCAGTTTACGATTTAATGGCCTATATCTATAAGTACGCCGCTCCTCAAAAAAATTAAAAAGAGTATTAAAAAATAGGATTCCTGGTAATTTATCAGCTCTATCTTGTAACCAAAATCTACAATCTTCTAATCCTGGTCGCAGACTATTGTCAGCAGGTACAGCAGCAATACCGTAGCGAGTATATAACTGCTCTAAAATACTAATCTCGCCGGCTTCACTTCGTGCCTTACTTTTTGGATCAATAATTCTAGTTACTATATTTTCGCATTTTGGTGTTTCTTTCCATACAAAGTGTTCAAATTTGTGGGATAATTCTCTATCTAATTCCCAGCCTTCTAATTGTTTTATTGTTATTGCTATTTGCCAAAGGCTTTCATTCGTCGCATATAATTCGCGATAAGCATAGGCTCGCTCGTCAGGTCCAATCGCGATCCATAATGCAGCACAGATTCTGATGCCAGGGTCGATCGAACAATATCTAGGGTAGTTATAAGGGATTGGAAACGGCTCGATAATATGTTTTGAGTCATCCCATTGTCCATATATGATTCCAGTTTTCTGCCTTGCTTTTCCATAAAATCTATACTCTAAAGTTTCTTTAGACCATTTTTTCTTTAATTGTGCTACAGTTTCTTGATGCAGATATTTATTTGACTCAGTATTTAACCGAGTTAAAAA